CGGTATGACGCCGGCTCAGTAGGACACATCATCCCAGCCACTCGTTGGTCAAGAAACCAAGACCATCGGAGCTAAGATCTTGTTCGGTGAAAAGCACCAAAACCAAGGCCATATAATAATCACTCGCGGTCAAGCCGCAAAGGCGATGCATGAAACCAGTGAAATCTGAAAGTTGTCCAGTAATTGAAGGGTGCTCTATTTCAGAAACAATAAAGTCAACCCCGTACTTGAGAAAAATCCCACGTACGTTCCAAGAGACACCTTCCAAACAAATGGTTCCAGAATCGTATAGCCTTCGAAACTTCTCCAAGAAAAGCTTAGACACAGGCCGAAAATGCCTGAATTCATATGCATAACTAAGAGCCTTGCCCGCAATATAGGAAGGACCATGACTCTTAGGTATCGGGCAGACATTAAAGCGTGCCAAAGCCTTACCAGGAAAAGGTATGGTGCAATAACCCTGAGGTAAATTGACAAAGTACCGGGAAAGGAAAGCAACTCCCTCCAAGGTAGAAGACACTTTGACCTTAACAACCATACGTGCCTGACGGCAAACATGGTCGTAAGAGCGCCTATAAAACCTATGGGAACCCGGTGCCGCATCAATTCTTAAGACCCCATCGTCACCAAGAACAAGTCCAGCTCCAACTCTCCCAACAAAAAGACAAAAAGCATTCATGATCGTGGCATTCCACATGGTGTTGCGAAAGGTTGTTGATTGAGCGCCAGTAGGCAACTGGTTGTTAATGCGCATCTTGATTCTATACTGACGGTTAGCTATAGAATAAGAATTAGCATGCAACATCAACCCAGTTAACCAAACAGGAGCGCCCAAACGACGCAACCAAGCAACCTCCAAAATGTGCACATCCTTGACTTGACTAGAATCATTGGCAGTGAAATCTGACTCAATAAAAACCGAATCAGGCCCACCAAAGCCATTGATAGCACTAATCAATTCGTCACTGGTCTTCTTGTAAGCACCAGTCAACTCAAGCACATTAGGACCACGAACAGAATCAAAAGAAGAAAAAACCCTCCGCGTACATTCTTGCATAATCGGGCCCAAGAGAACATTATGAAGATCAGAACTCTGATTTATAATGCGTGGGGCCCAATTGGGATCGTGGCGTTTCAACAACGCTTCCATCTTAACGAACACTTGCTTGTCACTGAAATCACGTCGCGTGATATCAGAAATGAGACGTGCAGCCTCATTTTGGCGTTTCTGCTTAGCCGCAGGAAACTGAAGGTTCCAAAGACGAAACCGATCCATTGTCCAATCAATAGGCTCCAAAGGTTCAGGAACACACCTATGGAGTAGATCTTTATTTGCTGCTAAGATGTCAGGATGACACCTAGCATGAGTAACATAATTACACCTCTTGTCAAGTGCCGCCAAAAGCGACGACAACGATCTGGAAGGAACAACAGGAACATGTTCCTTTATAACAGGTCCATAAATGTCAATGGGCGGTAAAAGATCCGCGCTATTTAAAGCACCAGAGGAGGGAAGACCCAGCTTATAAGGAACCACTGGGTGAAGGAGAGTGCGCAGAGGATGAGTACGTGCTCTGCGTGCATGGTAATATGAACTGGCTGAAACGACAGTGTGCCCATTGTGTGGTATGTTGGGCGTCATACAGTGAGTGTGTGTGTGTGTGTGTGTGTGTGTGT